CCACTGCCAGTCTGGTCGGTGCCACAGGTATAGGTGTTAGTCGTTACGTCATAAAGAAGTTTGCTGGTGGTTGCATTGTCACAGTCTGGAATAGGATGTTTCACCGCCTGCCAGCCTAAAGTTGTTCCCTCACTGATGAACTGCCCCGTACCCGTAGAAGGTATGCGCCATTCAAGACCCGGAGTGTCGTCTATGTAACCACTTGCCGCGATAATGTCTTGCGCAGCACCGGAACTGTTTTTAACGGTAAGAATTTTTCCTGCAATGCAGTCTGCTGGGAGAGTGGTATCTGCGCCAGCCGCACCGCTGGTAATAGTAACTATTGTGTTGTCGCAGGAAACAGTGCCACCGGCGGCGATGCTGGCAAGGTTGACAGCACTTCCTATCCCGGTCAGCCCTGAACCGTCACCAGCAAAAGCAGTGGCTTTAACCGTACCGTCTACCTGTACCCTCGATGTACCATCGTCAGAATAGGCACCGTTAGTACTGAAGATACTGCGCTGTCCAGAGTTGATCTTTAGCGCCAGAGTTGGCGCGGATATAGCAGGATTACCAGCGGCAGTAGTCAAAAATCTAATATTAGTCCCTAGACCAGTATCCATATTTTCTTCTGCCTGGAATTGCATCTGCGCTGTGGCAAAGCTAGGCCAACCACTGCCGGTATGCCCTCTGGCGCCAAAAGCAAACAGCACATCGTCGGCCAGTTTCTTGGTCGGTGTCGCTTCTGTTCCATTAGCAGAACGCGCCATAAAACGAACGATATCGCCATACACGTCAAAGACAGACATAATATTACTTGTTCCGGTGGACGTGTACTCACGCACTACCTTCAAAGCAGTTGGGTCATCCACAGCGCCAGTTGTGGTTGAGGTGTATCCCTTGATAGCTACCGGCGCTCTTATTTGGGCGATACTTTTATACTGATTAACATTGGTGGGAGGGCTCCATAGACTTGTGTCGGTTTCAAGTAGGTCGGCTATTACGGTATTATCTTCAAGCCCGGAGGGAGGGGTTGCCGTAGAATATTCAAGATACCCCGTGACAATATTTCCAACTCCACCGTTAAAAGAAAGTGGGTTAAAATCTCCCCTTGTTTGCCCGTTCCATCCCGAATCGTTAAAGACTTGCATTTCTACAACATTGGAGTTACACCACGCATCCCAATCCAGGCCAATATTGGCATCGTTGCGGAGGGGATGAATCATAAAGTGGTTAAACGTATTGGCGTTGAAATTTACTTCTCTGGAATAATATGCAGCCTCGGCCCCGTGGATAACTATATTCTTGAAGCTGTTACCCGCCATCCACGCATTATTTGCAGGAGTAGTCCCGGCTTTGGTGTTTTTTATCCCGTAATAAGGAAATTCGATGTGGATATTTTCAAGTTCGACATAGTTAATGCCGCTTCTTCCATCCGTGGTATCTATCCAGAACTCAATCCCTGTCCACGCAGGTTCAAGTGATACATCACCCGCCGCGCCGGTTGTCGGGTCCCAATCTATTGCACTTGCGGTGTAAATTTTTATATCGTGATAGCGGTGGTTCCGTATCGGCCCCCACCCCCTGCCCACTGCGCGAGAGTACGAGGAAGAAACGCGAAGTGTCGTTGCTGTATTGGCATCTGGCACCTCTATAGCAAACCCACCCATCCTCACATTGTCGATTACTGAAACATCAAAAAGAGTAGCGTTGGCCGATAATCTGAAGGTAGCATTTTCACCTACAAGGGTTATAGGGTCATCAATGAGAAACCCACCAGAAGTCTTAAATATTCCGTCTATAAATTTAAGCGGCCTACCTGTACTGACGGCAGAAGCAAGGGCATTAGTGATACAGGTTGTGTCATCGGTCGAACCGTCACCAGTGCAACCAAAGTCTGCCTTAGCATCAATATAATTGGCAGTCTTAGCAAGCGGGCTATACCCCGCCGCCACCTCATCCTGCGTAACCCTCCCCCCGCCTGCGGAGGTGTAGGAGGTGAAGGCGGAAACTGGCAAACGGTCAGTAGTAGTGTAATTCTTGAAAGCGGTGTTCAGCACCTTCCCCTGTTCAGCCGACAAAGGGACGGCAGTACCGCCAGCCGTCAGGTTATTCACCACATCGTTAACTTCCAGAATGGCGCTTTCCAGGTCGGAGAGGTAGGCGAACTCCACCGCACTCGGGCCGGTTTCGCCCTTGTACTTACTGGCATTGACGACACCTGTTCCTGAGTAAGTCAATGTCCCGCCTGAACCCAAGGTCATCGTAGAAGATGTATTCGTTCCCCCGCCTACCGTGTCGAAGGTCGGGCTTGAACCAGTTAAATCATCTCGCCACGCCGGATTCCCTGAACCATCAGTCTTCCAGACCTTCGAGGCATTTCCCGCCCCCGAAGTCACCAGACCCGCCGCCGTAAACGAGTTTGAAGGGATGGTCGAAGACGTGTGATTGTGCGTATCGTCACCGACTACAATAGCCCCATACGTCCCTGAGACATCCCCGCCAAAGGCCGTTGACGTACCTATCTTCCCGTTAAACTGATTCTGGACTAAAGACGTTACCCCGCTCAGATAACTTATTTCAGTCGAGGTCACGGAAGATGTTGCGACTTTACCCGAAGTATTAGAGACAAGCGCCCGACTTGCGGTAAGGTCGCTTCCGGTAATAGTAGTCGCTCCCCCGGTTACGGTCGACTGTTTCGCATTGAGAGTGCTCTGTAAATCAGTAATGCTGCTTATTGGATGTTGGTCTGCGCTGTCTCTGCCGGTAGTACTTTCATGTGTTACAACGCCCCCTTCCCCGGCCCTGTTGAGAGAGGTGTACGCAGTAAATGCGGCAACAGTTAGCCGTTCAGTTGACGTATACGTGTCAAAGATAGTTTTGCCTAGCTTGTCATCAAGCGAACTTTGCAAGTTTGTGATGCTGCTAATTGGGTGTTGGTCGGAAGCATCTTTTCCTGTAAGGCTTTCATGGGTAGTAACGCCAGCACGTTCAACCGAGGTGTATGCGGCAAATATAGAGGCAAGAAGCCTGTCTTGAGAGGTATAAGCGGCAAAAGTTGCTTCATCGAGTTTCCCCGCAACACTTGCCGCCGCATTAGGCCTATGCTTGTAGGCACTCGACGCATTGATGTAGACCAAAGCACTACCGTCATCACCAGCGGTCGGAGCTTCGACCCGTTTCCCCTGGATCTTGTTGGCATCAGTCTTCGCCGGCAGTGCGACTCCCGCCCATACGTGAGGGAGGATTTCAACACAGGCGATAATCCCAAAAGCTGCGATGATCGGTAAAGTGCCGCGTTTCATGCGTTACCCCTTGATGATGCCCAGAATTTCAGCAGCGGTTACTTTGAAGCCAGCCAGGTCGGAAACATCCTTGACTTTCGGCAGAGCAGGCTTGTTGCCGATAGACTTGCCGTAAGCCTCGACGGGAATCTGAGCGATTGCAGCCTTGATGATTTCCAGGCGGTCAAATTCGCCTTCTAAAGCCTCTTTCGTTTCTTCCTGCGGCACTACTATGTCTTTTGCTTTTTCTGCAGTCACGGGAACAGGAGTTTCTTCGACAGGCATCTCATACGGTTCCATGTCATCACGATTCGCCTTGAACGGAGAAAAGGGATAGATACGTCCGGTCGTGGTCTGCTTCAGATATTTCGGTGGGTTTAAAAGATCGATCTTCATTGCTGCCTCCTTAGATTTCATAGGCTCCTTGTAGTTCACTCCGTATTCAGGAGGAACATCAGACATGCCAGTTGTTTCGCCATTGGTTACGATGGTTGCCATAGTTATGCCTGAGTAATAGCGGTAAACTCACAGGAAAGGCGAGTTCCCTTGTTGCAGTAAAGGCCAGTCGTACCGGTTGTTACGTTCGTGTCAATGAACAGACAACCTTTGGCAAAGCCGACTCCTGCGTTGGTCGGGACAGTCGTACCAGTAGCCCACAGGATGTCTCCCAAGTTGTCATACAGTAACGTGGTGATGCGCTGTCCACCCTTCAGGTCTGGTATTCCACCTATCTGGATTGCGTCGAATATCTTGCTCATCTGGGATCTCCTTTTTGTTTGGTTGCTCAAATCAGGGGAGAAATTGCTTTCTCCCCGTCTTTCAACAGTCAAACTTTAGTACGCCCTGAGAATTGCATAGGCGAAGGCATGGGTTGTGGATGGATCTGCCGAGGCTGTCACCGTGAGAGTATCCGCAGTGACTACGGCTTTTCTGATCGCATCGGTGTCATCGGTTACGGCGTAATTGACGATTGCCACGTCCGTCGCCAGTGCTCCTGTGACCGTAATCGCTTCCGCAGCCGCCCCGCCTACAGTCGTATGCGTACCTGCCGCAAAGACGTAGTGGGAAGGCTTGAAAGAACCGCGAGGACGCAGGATGCAGTAATGGAGCGCATGGGTTGTGCCAGGATTCGCGCTCATTGTCACCGTCAAAGTGTTTGCAGTCATGACGGCTTGGGAAATAGTATCGGTGTCGTCAGTCGCAGCGTACTGAACCAAAGCAATGTCAGTAGCCAAAGCCCCGGTAATGGTGATGGCTTCAGCGGCAGCGCCTCCAACAGTCGTATGAGTCCCGGCGGCAAAGATGTCGTAACCGGGGAATCCGCCTTGACGCAGCAGCGCGTATTGTGTCGAATGAGCCGACAGCGGATCGGCGCTGTTGGTAATCGTGACGGTGTTGAGCGTTGCCAGGACTGAGATAAGCTGGTCATTGTCGTCAGAAGTGGCGTGACTTGCCAAGGCAATGTCAGAGGCAAGAACCAGCGCCGGAAGAGAGACGGCAAGGCCAGCAGTCCCGTTAGCAAACGCAGTTGTGTTTGCCAGGTTGAACCCGTACCCATTGATGGGGCCGGCAGGACGGAACGCGCAAGAGGAAGCAGTGCCGTGGTTCACCCACTCCATGCACTGACCGGCACCAGCGTTGGTTTTGACGAACCGGCACCCAATAGCGTAGCCGGCCCCTCCGTTTGTCGGAATGGTCGTACCCTCCACAAGCAGGGCATCATCCCGAACGTCGAGTTGGAGGACGTTGTGGGCAGTCGTACCGTCGCCCTGCAACGTCATGGTTTCAAATATCTGTCCCATGATCTCCCCCTTAGCTCATGTCGCAAACGAGCATTTTCACCAGGACGGTGGGATTCGTGGTAGTCGTGCCGGAACCGACAGCAGCGACGAGATTCACCAGGACATCGGAAGTCCCGACGTTGAGCGGGAGGGCAGTCGTTGCCGAGCCACCAGTTGCCACGGTGTTAATGGTCAGCATGTCGGCGGTCGCTGAAACATCAGTAGTGCCGAAACGAAGCTTCAGGGTCGAAGTCCCGCCAGCCCCTACGTTGGCAACCATGATCTTGATTCTGGTTGCAAGAATGACGTGATTCGCCGGCAGGGTGAAGAGGTTGATAATGTCTGCATTGGCGATCTTCGCGGAAAGAAGGGTGTCGAGATCAAACGTCTTCTCGATCATGAACGGCTGATTCGCCTGAGAACGGGCAACAACTGCCTCAGTGCTCACGGCGGTCGTAGTCGAAGGATAAGCTGCCATAACTATGTCTCCTGTAAAGTTGCCCCCTCCTATGAAAGCGAGGGGGGAAAGAGATTAACCTTTAACGGCGTAGCAAACACCCAGGGAGGTCGGCTTGACGACTTCGTAGCCATAGACCTGAAGGCCGTCCATGATGGTTGCGAAGGAATCGGGGTCGGGGAAGGTGCGGTTTTTGATGAGTTGGGAAGCGAAGGTCAAGGCCGACTTGTGACCATAGACCACGTTCCAGCAGGTCATGGCACCGTCAGTAACCCCGGCGTAGTTGTTGGAGGCGTAGAGGTCAAAGTTGGAAATCTGACCTTTGTAGCCGTTGCGAATGACCTTGTTGGTCTGGTCGCCGGTTACATCGGCCCTTCTGAGGTCGCCTTTGTTGAGCAGGTTGAACCACCACTCCGGAAGGACCAGCCAGCGGTCGGTGTCAGGGCAGTTCTGTTCGGAGATGACTGAGCACATATCCTGAATCACGTCCAGCGCATTGGCTTTAGTGATGACGACAGGAGTCCCGGTAACGCCCATGTTGTAGGACGAAGAGATTGCGCCGGCAGTTGCGCCGGTATTGGCGGCGGCGGCATCGGCATCGATTGCGTTGAGAATTGAACGGTCGATGGAAATAGCGAGTTGCTTGCCGCCGTCTTCGGCCCAAGCGGCCATCGCATCGATGTCGTTCTGAATCTTGTCGATGTCGTCAATGTTGAGGGCATAGGCTTTCGCCTTGTCGATCAACAGTTCAACGGTCGAAGATTCCGGAGTCTGACGATGCTCACGCAGCGACATCCCTTTGACGTAATCGAAGATGGTCACGTCGGGGCGAGTCCGGATGATGACTTTATCGCCCTGTTTCGAGATGCTTCCCTCGTACTTGGAATTGGAGATTTGAGCAAAAACAGTACTGAGATAAAACTTTTCCGATCCAGCCTTTATGGCCGTCCGACTA